GTGATAAATTCAGGTACCGCACCACCGCCGCCCAGTTTCCCCGGATGCAGCGCTCACTATGTTGCTATGTAGAATAGTGCTCGGGCCGGATCCTCGGCGCTGCTTCGGCGCAACTTCATAATTCATGTATATACGTAAGTAGCTACTTAAGTATATCTCCTGCATTGTATATTGACTTTGTAAGTATTACCGATATATAATTGATTTTGGAGGTGATTTTATGATCAAATCGCGGCGCATGGTAACTGCGACGGACGGCAGAAGGTGCTGCGGCCGTTGCCGGTTCTTAAGGAATGACAGCAACGGCAATTTTATCTGCGGTATTGATGGCTTCATGCCGGCGCAGAAAGACCTGATAACCCTATTCACATGCAGACATTATAAGGAGGTTCGTAAAGATGGCCAGTTATGATGTAGGGCAGAAGCCCGGCGAAACATTAGAACACTATTACAGGCGACTTGCTAAAACAGCGGATCAACGTTTGGTCCGACTGGAGCGTTACGGGGAAGAAGATTTTTTCCATACTGCCAAACAATGGGCATATGCTAAGGCAGTACAGGATATAAAGAAATGGAGGCAGCCGGGAGAAAAAATCGACATGTTCCGATTTAACACAAAACCTCCAAAGGATACAGAAGATCTGTTAGCAAAGATAAACGACATTAAGACCTTCCTGGAGTCGCCAACGTCAACAAAGAAGGGAATTACGGACGTATATAAAAAGCGTGCTGATACTATAAATAAGAAGTACGGAACTAAATTTACATGGCAAGCACTTGCCAAATTCTATACGTCCGGTGAGGCCGAGCTATGGGAAGCCAAATTCGGATCCAAAACCGCACTGAAAACAATAGGAGTTATCCAGCACAAGAAAGATAAAATAATAGGAAAGATTTTGTCAGCAACTCAAAAAGATATAAGGGTTGATGATAAGATGCTACAAGTAACTGTCAATAAAGCGCTGGCCGACAATGATTTGAATATAAAGGAACTGTTTTGACATGGGACGAACTGCTGACTTTGTACACAAGGAATATGAGCGTAAAATATGTGATATGCCTTACGAGTTTCTTCATTATAAGAAATTCGACTATTCAAAACTCAAATACATTTGGTATCAATGGACGCGCGGCGCTTCCGATCGGGTATCATATAACGACTGCATAATTATGGCTGACACAGAGACATCCAAAAAGCAGCCGGATATATATGATCCGACAGCCAGGAAGAATAAATATAAGACCGGAGAAAATCATGTAGTATGTTGGACTATATCGATTAGGGCTTATCATCATAATATCGTTACCCTGTATGGGCGTAAGCCTTCCAGGATGATAGAAACGCTCACCCGAATTCATGAAAACATGCAAGGGATCAACACGGTCGTATATTTTCATAACTTGAGCTATGATCATATATTTCTACGCAAATTTGCATACCGGTTATGGGGGAACCCTGTCAATCAGATCAACACAAAGAGTCAATATCCCATCTATATAGAGTATGGGAATGGGATCATTATCAAAGATAGCCTTATACTGGCACAGCGTAAGCTTGAAAAATGGGCTGCTGATTTAGGCGTAGAGCATCAAAAGGCTACCGGAAAATGGGATTATGATCTACTCAGGAACCAAAACACGCCGCTTAATGCTGACGAGCTGGAATATATCGAACATGACACGCTGGCCGGCGTTGAATGTATCGATGCTACTTTACAGGCGTTAGGCAAAAATATATCATCGATCCCCCTGACTGCTACGGGTATCCCCCGTGAGCAGACACGGAAGCGCGGAAAACATGCAGCACATGAATTTTTTACAAAGATAGCTTTAACACTGGAGCAATATAAAAAATTTACAAAGATATTTCACGGAGGTTATACGCACGGAAACAGACATTATATAAATACTATGATAGGCTGGGCGCCGGTCGTATGCCGTGATTTTGCGAGCAGTTACCCATTTATCATGACAAGCTTTAAATTTCCGATGGAGAAATTCACGCCTATTGATAACTGTAAGCTTACATTTATACTGGATCAGAAAGAAAACTATGCTTTTGCTTTTAAATTCATTGCTACAAATATCCGGTTAAAGTCCGACGCTGAGCCGATGCCGGCGCTCCAATTTTCCAAAGCTGAAAAGACAGTAAATGCAATACTGGATAATGGGCGAATACTCGCAGCCAACTATTGTGAGATTTATCTATCGGAATGGGATGCAGCCGTAATAGCCGATCAGTACGTATGGGATAAACATATATGCTGCGAAGTAGAATTTGCGGCAAAAGACTATCTTCCAAGATGGTTTACAGATTATGTATTCCAGGCTTTTACGGATAAGACAATGCTAAAGGGCGGCGACGCCGTTTTGTATTCAATAGCAAAAGCCCTTGTTAACTCCCTGTATGGAATGTGTGCCCAAAAGTCGCTCCGAGATAATATCATAGAGGATTATATTACCGGGGAATTTTTGACAAAAGATATTGAGAACGAACCGGAAGAATATCAAAAGTATTTGGATAAGATGACCTCCATACTCCCATATCAATGGGGCTGTTGGGTTACCAGTGCAGCCTTTTACAATGTGCATCAACTCGCCAAATGCTGCAGGCTTCCGCTCTATATGGATACAGATAGCTGCTACGGTATTGACTGGGATCTCGAAAAGGTCGAAGCATACAACGCACATTGTAAGGAACTGCTGCAGGCTAACGGTTATGGACCGGTAATAAAGGACGGGCGTGAATACTGGCTGGGCGTTGCGGAGTCGGAAGGTGACAAGGATACATACACAGAATTCAAGTATATGGGTGCGAAGCGCTATTGCGGACGCTGTAAAGCTGACGGAGAATTGCATATCACCGTTGCCGGCGTTCCAAAGAAGAACGGCGCCAAATGTTTAAATGATGACATAAACAATTTCGCTCCGGGTTTCATATTTGACGGAAATATAACCGGAAAGAAAACGCACGTTTATTTTCTTAAAGATAATATTTACATTGATAAAGCCGGTAATGAAACAGGCGACTCAATCAGTCTTATCCCGTGTGATTATGAGCTCGACAGTGTAAATGTGGTAGACTGGCAGGCGTTATTTAATGAGGAAATTCAAATACAGATATATGAGGAGGAATGAAGAATGACCATGACAATAGTTTGCGTAATAGCATCTTTTATAATAGGAGGATTATTTGGCGCCGGTATAATGGCGCTAATGCAGGCAGGAGGTGCTGACGATGATCACGCTCCCTACTGAAAATTTCAAAGACGGATATTATCATATAGGCGCGGACGTTGAAGCCTATCCCGATGCAGTCGTTTATATCGTATGGAGCCGGCGCGGACCGGGTAAAACATATTCAGCGCTCCGCTACCCATATGGCAAGTTTAAAACATTGTACCTGAAACGGACTAATAAAGACGTAAAGACCATATGCGAGTATGCAGGTGATCTTGATTTCGACCCGTCGCCCTGGGCTCCGCTCAATCGTGACTTTGGTATTAACATAAAGCCCCGGTTACTTAAAGACGGTTTCGGCGCTTTTTATGAGTCCGATCAGGAAGGGAAGCCGACCGGATCAGTCGTAAATTATATAGCCAGTTTGAACTCCATTAAGCAAGTAAAGGGCATGGACTTATCAGAAGCTGAATGGATCATATTCGACGAATTTATACCACAAGCCGGTGAAGTAGTAAAGAAGGCGGAAGGCGATATGCTGCTCGATCTGTATGAAACAGTAAACCGTGACCGCAGGAAGCGCGGACGCCCCGGATTAAAGCTTATGCTTTTTGCTAATGCGGAGGAAATATCAACGCACATAACCAACGCGCTGGAAGTAGTCGATACTATGGCGGAGATGCAGGCAAGCGGCGTAAATATCTTTTACGATGCTGAGCGTGGCATATTATTCCATCACATCACAGCTGCAGAGCTGCCGCAGTCGGAAGCTGAATTACATGATATGTACCGTGTAATGAAGGGAACGGCTTGGGCTGATAAGTCTTTCGGAGGTCAATTCTCAAAGAACGATTTTTCTGCAGTTAAGCAGCTGAGCCTTAAGCACATGCGCTGCTTGTATCATATTAAATATAGAAGAAAAAATCATGCTTATATATACTTAAGCAATAAGGACGGACGCTACTATATGACTTCACGCCCGGGTGCAGCTATCCAGGAGTATGATCTTGACCGGGAGAACCAGCAGAAGAAATTCTTTTTAGATCATGTCATACAGCTACGCGAAGCCTGCATAAACGACCGGTTTTATTTTGAGAAGTATTCATATTACGACCTGATTATCAACTATATGAAATTTTACGATGTTTAAGATTGACAGTAATACCTATATAGGTTATACTGACAAATGGAAGGAGGTACTAATGACCGAAGCAAGAAAAAGGGCGTCAAAAAAGTATGATGCCGGTAACACAAGGACTTATTCCCTAAAGCTCAACATTAACACGGACGCTAACATAATCAGTATGCTGGACGCTTCCGGAAATGTGCAGGGATTAGTTAAAAGGCTGCTGAACGAAGAACTGGATAGGAGGTTAAAATGATCAAGTATGTGGTTAAAGTCAATTACAGAACATCGGCTAACCGCTCTAAAGAGATTGAGTATTCCGGGCGCCGGCATACTGAGGAAGGGGCGGCACACCGGGAATTAGAGCAGGCACTGAAAAAGGATAAGAACGTGCTCGCCGCGTGGCTGGAGGAAGTGAACGTATGAAGCATGTTGTTATGATAATGACAAACTGGCCGGATCCCGAAACATATGAATATAGCGGCATAGCCTATCATGACAGGGGCGACGCCTACAGGGAAATGACGGAAGCCCGGACAGATGACCGTGTGAAATACGCATGGATCCGCAGCGTTGACGAAGAACCGCGACAGGTGCGGCAATGGAATATATTCAAAGATAAGTTAGGAGAATAATATGGAAGAAATTTTAAATATGACAATTAAAGAGCTGCAGGATAAAATGCACCTTAAAGATTATGATATGCTCATAATACTTGGGAGCGGTATCCATGAGTTGCTTAGATATTTTAAAGAAACACATTCGGAAGATAATGGCGAAGTAGAAGCAATGACTAAACAGATTGAAATAATAAATGCAATTTTAGTTGACGCTGTTGCAGCTTGTCTATTTAAGTATACACATGAATAAAGGTATCTTTAGCATTGTGCTAATGATCATAGAACAAAATAAGAAGGAGGATAACAAAAATGGTTATCAAAGGAAAACTTATCACTTGTAAGCGCATGACAAAGGAATTCAAAGGCAAGGAAGTAAAGGAAAAGCTTTATATCACTCTTGCCGAAGTTGAGCTTTCAAAGAAAAAGAAGGAAGAACTTGACGCCGCATTTAAGGACGCCGGAAAGAACTTTACCCCCGGATGGCTCAAAAAATTTGAGGGCTATGTAAATCTTTCAACAGAATTTGAGCTCCCTTGCAAGGATCTTGAAGGAAATGAGCACGACAGCATCGAAGCATTTATCAAAGACTTCCCTTACATGGGCGCTGAGGTTAAAGCTTCCCTTAATGTAAAGGACGGGGCTATCTACCCCAACTCAATTTTATTCCTGGGAGAAGGCAAGCCCTTCAATCCGTTCGCTGAGTTTGACGATGACGATGAGGATTGATATAATACCTATAAGGTCAGCAGCCTTATAGGATAATATCTTCCTATCATTCCCCAATATCGGTTAACGCCGCATACACGCAGGCGCTCACTTGAAAAAGTGGGCGCTTTCGTTTATATTGAGGAAGAAGGAGGTATTACATACATGGAGCAGATTTTAACTATGATCAGTAATGTCGGATTTCCTATTGCATGTTGTATAATATTATTTACGCAGCAGAATAAGCTGACTAATACGTTGCATGAGATTTCTAACACTATGACTAAAATTACCATGAGGCTGGACGATATTGAAGAAGCTGTAAGAGGTGGCGACTATGGCAAGAAAAAAGAGTGAACCTGTTTACGCCGTTGCCGGGGTGTCCGATACATTGGACAGAATAGCACGCCGGTGTGATGTTCCTATTGACAAGCTGAAGCTTTTAAACCCTGACATAAAAGGCCCGGTATATTTGCTCAGGATCGGGCAGAGAGTGAGGATAAAATGACTATTTACTATTGGACTAATTTTTCTAAAAGAAAGAATTCAACAAAGCGCCCCAGCGGTACCGGAACTTCAAAAACCGTAGTGCTTAAAGAAGGCACCAGCATTGAGCGCCCGACATTCGTATTTTCTTCTAATGATTTTACGATAAACTATATCCAGGCTTTTGGACACTATTATTTTGTTGATGATATTAAATCAGTCAGGAATGACTTGATTGAAATATCATGCAGCATGGACGTATTAGCAACCTTTAAAACAGAAATAGGAAGCTACACGGCATTCATTGAGCGCAGCACGTCGCATGTCAATTCCCTTATACCGGATCCGTACGTTGCAATGCTCAATAGCGAAGTAGTGCAGGAAAATACATATTCTGTCACGGATCTTTTTACAGCCGGCGGCGTATATGTGATTTCTGTATTAAATAACTTAGGCTCAGGAGCTGGATTTACTACTTATTATATGACTGATAAAGCCAATATAATGGCACTGGCTGCATATGTTAATACTGACTGGGGCGGTGCTATTTCTCCGGGAGCTGACGAAACGGGAGCTACTAACCGTATAACAGACTGGCTGCAAGCTACATTTTTGAAAACGGCTGACAGTATCATTGATTGCATATGGGTTCCCTTTAATTTACCTTCTCCCCCGGTGTCATTCGCTAGTCAGGAAACATTGAAAATAGGTGTCGATTCTGTAACGGGAGTAACGGGATATAGGTTCACATCTCCGGGGCTTATTTCAGAATCTTATACTGTTTCAATACCTCATTATTATTCTGATTTTAGAAAAGGCGCCCCGTACACTGTCGGAAAAATGTTTCTTCCGGGATTTGGAATTGTTGATTTCAATCCGCTTGACTTTGGCGGCGATACCATTACTGTTACTTTTGACGCTGATTATACTACCGGCGATGTAGTTTGTTATTTTAAAGACTTATCGGCAAAGATAATTTCAACATATTCTTATAATGTAGCTGTCAGCTGTCCTGTAGGAAAAGTGAGTGCCAACGCTGCAGGAACCGCCAGCGGTGTATTATCTACTTTGGGATCTGTTGCAACGGCTATAGCTTCAGAAGGTGGCAAAGCAGTTTCCGCAGGAGTGGCTGCAATATCCGGAGCGGCTAATACACTTGCAACAGCCGTTGCTCCCAGCGTGTCAGTGCATGGAGCTAAAGGCGGACGCGCTATAATCAATAATGGCTTAGACCTTACTTGCATGACAATTTCAAAGCTCACCACGCAGCCTTCCGATCTTGGACCGGCTCAGGGGCGTATGTCAATGGGGCGTGCAACGCTGTCATCATGCAGCGGTTATGTGCGCTGCTCGGACGCTTCCGTTCCGATCGCTGGAATGGAAAGTGAAAAAAACGCTGTTAACGATTTCCTTAACAGTGGCTTTTATTATGAGTAAAATTGACAAAATCGGTAATACATGCTACATTAAAGTTGACGGGGGCAAAGCTCACAAAGCCAGCCCTGTAGGGCGTGAGCAGGCTTGGCCGCCAAATATCCCCCGTCATATTTATTAAAGGAGGATTTAATATTATATGGGACTTGCTGATCTGATCAAACTAGGAGCGCATGGCTTTAAACCTGCCGAGATAAAACAATTTAAGGAAAAAGGAATTTCAACCGATGAGGTAATACGCTTGTCGGAAAATGGCTATTCTGCCGCCGATATCAATGAGCTGATAGCATTGGACGGAGCTGGCGAACAAGTACAGCCGGGAAACATGGAGCCTGTAAAGTCGCAAGGGCCTGCGACTTCTCCGGATAACGAAGGTGAACCCGATAAAGCAGATTATAAAAAAGAGGCTGAGAACGCTCAAAAGGAAGCGGAGGAACTGAAAAAGAAACTTGCTGAAGCGCAGGCTAAAAATTCAGTCCGGGATCTTTCCGGAGGGGCTCCGCCAAAATCTGCACGTGAACAAGTGCAGGAAGCTTTTCGCACACTATACTAATAGGAGGTAAATAAAATGGCTAGACGATTAAACGTAACCGACGGTTACGCTATCATCAATGCAATGGCCGACGAAATGTTTGGATCTAACGCCACCATTCAGGCTATCGATGAGAGCAGTTTTGTATCTGTTGGCGAGTCGATCCTGCAGAGCGGTATCGAAAATGTCATTAATACACTTTCGCTTGTCTGCTCCCGTGACCTGATCGCTATCAGACCGTATAAAGCAAAGTTCCGCCTGATCAATGAACTTGACTCGGGCATGTTTGCTAACCGCATCAGAAAAATTTCATATTATGCTAAGAACGCCGTACCTACCGGCGCTTCAAACACACAGCTTTATGCTGAGAACCTGGGAGAAGGATTTGATAATGGCGTTCACTACGATAGCTCCACTCCCCCCGTACAGCAGTCTGTTGAGTCAATGTGGCTGCAGTCCGCACCCGTTGTATATCAGGCATGGTTCGGAGGTGGTATTGAGTGGCAGTATCCCTACACTCTGTATGAGAACGCCCTTAAGTCTGCATTCCGTTCCGGCGAGGAGTGGGCTGCATTCCTTAATGGCTTCTTAGTTTCAGCTGCTAACGACATTGAAACAGAAAAGGAAGCATTTAGCCGCCTGACAGTGCTCAACATGATCGCCGGCGTCGCAGATCTTACCGCTTCAATGCCCGGAAGTTTTGTTAACTTAACTACCGGCTTTAATACTAAGTTTGGCACCAGCTATACAACCGCTGTTATCCTGCAGCAGCATTTCCCCGAATTCCTTGCGTACTTTGTATCAACGGTTAAAACTATCTCCGACAAGATGGAAAACCGCTCTACACTGTATCATTGGAGCCCTACAAAGACAGTTAACGGCGTAAGCTACGTGCTGCCTCGTCAGACGAAAAAAGTTGATCAGCGTATGATGATGATCTCCGAGTTTTGGAATGATGCTGAGGCGCTTGTTATGCCTTCAATCTTCAATGACCAGTATCTTAAGCTTGATCAGTTTGAAAAAATTGATTATTGGCAGAATATCAACGATCCCACAGCGGTTAAGGTTACTCCGGCTATTCCGGATACATCTGACCCGTCGGCTCAGATCAGCGGATCTGCTGTTGATCTTTCAACCGTTCTCGGTGTGATCTACGACAAGGATGCAATCATGGTTGACTTTCATCTCGAAGATGTTTCAAGCTCGCCGCTTGAGGCTAGAAAGCACTATCGCACTGTATGGAATACGATCAATAAGAACCCCTTGAACGATTTCACAGAAAATATTGTAGTGCTTTACATGGCTGACTAAGATGCAGGCCGGGGAAGTTTTACGGCTTCCCCGGTATTTTATAAGGAGAGTTTTTTCTATGGCTACCCGGAGAGAATTTGTTGACGCTGCTATCCAGTGTTATGAAAACCATGATGTATATATCGGAACCGGTAACGGCGAACCGTTGGAAGATCTGACCATTGGAAAAATACATAAGATGGAGCGGGCTTATAATGGATCCGGAAAGACTGCAGACCGCGACACTCGCCGTGACCTTAGCTTTATTGGTTCCTGTTATGAAAAGGGGCTTGACATGAGTGCTGCCACAGCAGAAGATTGCTCAGGTTTAGTTGTCAAGATCGCGCGACAGCTCGGCATAATCAAACCGTCCTCCGACTATCGCGCACGGGATCTTCAAAAAATGGCTACTAAGATAAGCTTATCTTCCCTTCAGCCGGGAGACTTAGTATTTGACAAGCTCACGGAAGCCACGCATGTAGGCATATACTGCGATGGGTTTACTATCGACTCGCGCGGTCGTGACCAGGGCGTTATAAAAGGATCCGTTTCAGATAAAAAATGGGTCATCGGTGGCCGGATGGATAGTTGGTTTACGGAAGAAATTCCGCCGCTTAAACGTGAACTGTATTATAATAAGAGTGAACTCATGCGCGGTGATGATGTAAGGCAGGCTCAGGAGCGCTTAAAGTATCACGGATGCGATCCCGGTGCGCTGGATGGAATTTTTGGACTTATTACGGAAGCCGCCGTAATAGAATTCCAGACTTCTTCCGACCTTAATATAAAAAGGCTCGGCGTCATCGGGGGTAAGACATGGAAAAAACTTTGGGAGGTATAAGACATGGCATTTTATACGCCGCTTAATATGCAGGAACTTAATAATCTTGCCGGACATTATTCCCCGTCTATGGTAAAGGCGTACAATAACGCTACATATGCCTACTGGGAGCGCTCATTATTTCAGCGTGCTGTCAGCAGGATCAAAACAACCTTGCCGGATAACTGGGAAGGAACTAAGCGCGATTTCCTGCTTTTCTGCCTGCTGAAACTTGGCTATGTATTTGTGAGCCAGTCTGACAGCCTGGGCTATTGGTTTAATCCCGGCACTCTTTACGGAATTGATTTTTATTACCAGCCGACCGAATTTATCTTAGCAAATCCCCGATCTAATGAGCTGGGGCTTAAGAACAGATACCAGCTGCACACGGAAGGCGAATTGTTAAAGTTCATGCCGGACTATCGCGGCATCTTTGATATTATCAGCTATTATGCTGAAAAACTTTCCTGCCTTGATAATGCTATCAATATGAGCATCATCAACAACAAATTTGCTTTTATCCTTGCTGCCAAGAACAAGGCAACAGCTGAAGCCCTGAAAAAGATCCTGGACAAGATCAACAAAGGCGAGCCTGCAGTCTTTATTGATAAGATGATCGCCAACGATCCCAATGACCAAGATTCACCGTGGCAATTTATCGAGCTGCAGAAGCTAAAAGAAAATTATATCACTGATAAACAGCTGATAGATTTTCAGACCATTTTAAATGCCTTTGACGCCGAGATCGGCATAAATACAGTTCCCTACCAGAAGGCCGAACGTTTCGTATCAGCAGAAGCCAGTTCGCGCATGGTAGACAGTCAGGCCCGACTGATAACTGCTATTGAGTGCCTGCAAAGCAGCGTTAAGGATATAAAGAAGTTATACCCGGATATCACACTTAATTTTGAACTTCGGAAGGAGGCGGCGCAGGATGGCAACAGCGAAAGCGACACTGATCGGACTGTATAACTTTGACAGCTCTATCTTTGATAAGTTGATACTTCCGGACGGTATCGACAAGGATCTGTTTATCAACACCCTGTTGTTAAAGTCCGGCGAGTTTGAGGTGCTTTACTTTGATCCTCAATTCCTGCAGAACGCTATTGGCGTTTGGGGTTCAAAATGGTTCCGGACATTTTCGGAATGGCTGCGCGGTACGCAGGCCACTTGGAACCCGATACACAACTACGACCGGACAGAAAGTATTTCAGACTCCGGAAGCAAGTCTTACGGATCTGAAAGAACGGCGGATTATTCCGACGCCCGGACGGCAAATCTGCAGGATGAGCGCACTGCTAACCTGCAGGACCAAACCACTTTTAACAATTCGGATACTACAACTCAGACCGTTGCGGCGACGACTGAGCACAAAGTATCTGCATACGACTCTACCGCTTATCAGCCCTCCAGCCAGGATACTGTTAACAATGGTACGACAGGTATTACACACTCCGGCACAGTTACAAATAATACGACCGGAACGGATACGACCGCTACAACCGGAACCGATACGCACCATATATCCGGTACCTTAGCCGGGGAAACGGGATCAGAGTCACATTCCGACAGCCGCACGGCCCATATTTACGGCAATATCGGAGTCACACAGGCCAGCGATATGTTAAGGGGTTTTTATGATATCAGCGCATGGAACCTTTATGAGCATATGTCTGACGTATTTACACAGGAATTATTAATTCCAGTTTATTGAGAAAGGAGGTATAAACCTTTGTCAGCAAACTTTTTCAACAAATATCCTTACACAGATTTTCATGAATTAAATATTGACTGGCTACTGTCTGAATTTAAAACACTTTCGGATAGTTATCAGGAAATCATCGACTGGATAAATGATGATGCAGCTAACTTCAATGAATTGTTAAACCGCATAATCACGCTTGAAGGCCAGACACTGAACCTGCAGAACGAGATTGGCACCGAGCGTATCAGGGTTGATGCTTTATTTGCCAATGTCAACACTGAATTTACAAACCAGTATAACCGCATTACGAGAGAATATACTGATATGTATTCGGCTATATTGATCAATGTTGATGCTGCTCTGGTAGCGCTCAATAATAAACTTGATCAGCAGAAGATTGATTTATTACAGGCTATCGCAGACGGTGATACAGCTGTCCGGGGATGGGTTGAAGCCTACTTGCAGACCTTTATCGACAATCTGCCGGATTATGAAAATCTGATCATTTATAACCCTGTACAGGGCATACAGACTAACATACAGACCGCTATCAATGACCTGTATACATATTTTAATGCATACGCATTGACAGCCCAGCAGTATGATAATCTGGGACTTACAGCCGACGAATATGACGGCTATATGTTAACTGCTTACGAATATGACAGCCAGGGCATGCAGTACCTGGGCGCAGGCTTCTATCTTATGCGCTCACCGTTTACCGGTACACTGGTACCTATTCCGACAGTTATCAATATGCTTTTCGATCTGCATAGATCGGGAGCGCTCACAGCAACCGCGTATGATGCGCTTGACCTTACAGCGACCGCGTATGATGCGCTTGACCTTACCGCTTATGACTATGACATGAACGGCATCTAATCAAAAGGAGGTACATTTTATGGGATCTACCAATTTCACACCTAATTACAACCTGCCCCAGTTTATCGGTACTGATAAGCCGGCATGGTTGACCGATATTAACGGAGCATTCAGCAGCATTGATACTGCTATCAAGAATGCAGCCGATGCAGCATCAAACGCATCTTCTGTAGCCGGATCTGCATCGTCCGCAGCAACCGCAGCAGCCAATACTGCGAACACACTTGATACACAGATCAATACGCCTTCGACCGGCCTTGCGGCTGTTGTGTCTGATCATACGACCGATATTTCAAATATTAAGTCGAGCATAGGAACTACACCCCTTACGACTGTAGCGCAGACACTCACCGGCGCTATTGAGGAGGTAAAAGGATCTGTTCCGGTCGTAACAGGAGCGCTTAAACTCGTTTCCTCTGGTCAGGTTACTGCTACATATGACGGAACCAAAACCCTGGCGCAGGCAGCTGTAGAAATTTATACAGCTTTAACTGCTGTATTTTCCGGACTTACAGCATCACAGAAGATCAGACTCACCGGCGGAAATATCAATAGTCCTTCAAACAATGACGGCCTTTTAACAGATATCGGAATGTTAACCGCTATTCCGACAAGTATCTATCTTTTCCAGTTCGGCTTATCAACCGGTGAATTTACTCTATCGCGCGCAAAGTTTGCCAGCTCCGCAAATGTATACAACATATACAATTCATTTACCGTTAATGATAAGAGCAGCGATACTCCGGCAAGCGGTACCGCATTCTTAAAGTACGAAATCTACGATGTACTGTAAACATGATCACCAAACATGATCACATTTGGGTAGCGATGAGCTACCCTTTTTTCATTGTCCCAATTCTAACCCAAGTCCGGCGCAAGTCGGGCCGATGCGGTATTCTACATAGCAACATAGTGAGCGCGCGCCCGGGGAAACTCTGCGGAGGGTGCGCGGTACCTGAATTTATCAC